AAAATAAGATCACAGGGAAAAAAGATCAATTGTATAATTCAAGTGAAACTGCACCGGCGGCAAAGAGCGGTGACACTAAAACTGGAAGCGGGGCAGAATAATGGCTTACGATCATCAAACCGATCTATATTCACCAAGCGAAGACACCCCAGTAAGAAATTCAGGCCCGTTCACAGCAACTATAGTCGGTCATCAAGACTCTACATTTATGGGTCGATTACAAGTTATTTTAAAAAGACCAACTGGTAACGCAAACGTAGACGGCCAAACAATAGCAGTTGATTACATTTCTCCGTTTTACGGAGTAACTGGTGTTGCATATATCGGATCTGATAAAGACAACGATGACTATAATAATACTCAGAAGAGCTATGGCATGTGGATGGTGCCCCCTGATGTAGGTACTACGGTAATGGTGATTTTCGCCAACGGTGATTTTTCAGCAGGCTACTGGTTTGGATGTGTGCAAGATCAATATATGAATTTTATGGTGCCCGGACTAGCCGCAACACAAAATGTTGTCGACGGCGACGGCGAAACACGAGAATCAGTTGCAGAGTATAACAAAAATATTAATTCTAATATCAGTGATACAACAAAATTTAAAAAACCTAGACATTATCTGGCAGATGTAATAGGTAGTCAGGGCCTAGCTAAAGATGATATACGAGGCACAACTACAAGTAGTGCAAGACGAGAGACTCCTAGCTTGGTATTTGGAATTAGTACACCCGGCCCTATTGATAAACGACCAGATGCTAAAAGAGGGCCTGTGGGCACTCGAGAAAAGTTAATTTCAAATTATCCAGTTAGTCGTCTAGGAGGCACAACTTTTGTAATGGACGATGGAGACTCAAGATTTTTAAGAAAAACTCTTGCAGCCGAAGGCCCGCCAGAATATGCTGAAGTAAACAAAGATGAAAGCGACGGTAATGTAACACTGCCACATAACGAACTTGTAAGAATTCGTACACGTACCGGTCATCAAATTTTATTACATAACACTGAAGATTTAATCTACATTGGAAATGCCAGCGGTACCACATGGATTGAATTAACTAGCAACGGCAAGATAGACATTTATGCTAAAGATAGTATCAGTGTACATACTAAACAAGATATAAATTTTCTTGCAGATCGAGACATTAATTTAGAAGCTAATCGCAATATCAATATGAAAGCCGCAGGCTGGGTACAAGTTGAAACTGGCGATAATTTTAATTTAATAATCGCAAAAGACGGATTTATCACAACTACAGGCAGTCTACAAGTCAATACTACTGAGATGAATAACTTTACGTCTACTGGTGATACAAATATTAAAAGTTCTGTTAAAATTAATTTTGCATCTGCTGAAGATACTAATATTCTAGCCGGAGCAAAACTTACACAAAATGCAGCCGCATACTATTCTCTCCCCGGTGGTGGAGGAGTAGGAGCAGTTACAGCAGTTGCTATGGATGCATCTACTGCATCTGCATTATTAACATTTGATAATATCTATAACGCCAACGGAGATAAAGTAGTTAGTATTATGAAACGTGTGCCAAACGCTGAACCTTGGCCACAACACGAAAATCTAGACCCAGCAACAATGACTGCTGAAAAAACTGACAGAGAAGATACAACACCAATAACATTTAGCAACGGAAAAACAGATGCTCCTGATTTCTATGCAACATACACTACAGCATCTGACACCTTTAATAAGGAAGCAAACTAATGAGTATATACAGTAAAATTACACTCCCGGCACACCCTAATCCAACAATCGCCGGCCCCCAAATGTATCGAGGATTTAGCACAGTAAACACTAACACAAAGAACTTTGCGCTGTACGATTTTGAATTAATTAAACAAGATCTAATTAACCACTTTTATATTCGTCAGGGTGAACGATTAATGAATCCAGGGTACGGGTGCGTTATTTGGGATCTAATTTTTGAACCGTTAACTGAAGAAGTCAAAGAACTCATTATCGAAAACGTTAATGTCATTATTAACTCTGACCCTAGAGTACATGCTAGCAACGTGGTTGTAACTGGTTACGACACTGGTATACAACTAGAATATACGCTAACATACACGCAATATAATCTATCTGAGAATTTAAAATTCCAGTTTGATCAAGCTGCCGGGCTAGCCGCAGAATAAACTACCCACATAATTTTATTCAATAAATACAGTTATTAGGACATACAATGAGTTCAACATCGAGACAAAATAATTTACTTTTAGCAGAAGATTGGCAAAAGATTTACCAATCTTTTAAAAATGCTGACTTTCAAAGTTACGACTTTGAAAATCTTCGTCGTACGATGGTTGATTACATTCGTACAAATTTTCCAGAAGATTTTAACGATTATGTTGAAAGCTCAGAGTATCTTGCGCTTATCGATCTAATTGCGTTTGTTGGGCAAAGCATTGCATTTCGTGTCGATTTAAATGCTCGTGAAAACTTTTTAGAACTAGCAGAACGTCGCGACAGTATTCTTCGCCTAGCAAGATTAATTAGCTATAATGCTAAACGTACTATCGCCGCACAGGGATTATTAAAATTTACTACAGTGCAAACAACTGAAAATGTTATTGACATTAACGGCCGAAATATTTCTGGGCAATTTATAACCTGGAATGACCCTAGTAATTCTAATTGGTATGACCAATTTATTAGAGTGATTAATGCAGCCATGCCGCAGACACAACAATTTGGAAGTCCGGCAGATAGCGCACAGATATTCGGAGTTCCTACTGCACAATATCGATTTAACGGTACAAACACAGATGTACCGGTTTATGGATTTACTAAATCAGTAGCCGGCCGCAGTATGGATTTTGAAATTACAAGTACAACATTCAATGGGCAAACATTCATCTACGAAGAATCGCCTAAAGTTGGTAATTCTATTGCATGTATCTACAAGGATGACGGATATGGTCCTGGAAGTCCCGGCACTGGATTCTTTTTTAATTTTACTCAAGGTACATTAAATGCAGGATCGTTTACTGTAACAAATCCAAGTAGCAACGAAACTATCGGAATTGACACTCAAAATATTAACAATACCGATGTATGGTTATATCAATTGGATCAGAGTACCGGTAACGAATCTACATTGTGGACACAAGTGCCCGCACTGACCGGTAACAACATCATCTATAATACTATAAATCAAAAAATTAAAACGATTTATAATGTAATTACACGAGCTGGCGACGCATTAACCCTATCGTTTAGTGACGGCACTTTTGGCGCTCGCCCCTTAGGAACATTTAGAATTTATTATCGAATCAGTAATAATCTAGCGTATGTTATAAATCCAGCAGATATTTCAAACGTGCTAATAAGCATTCCTTATACATCAGCCGCAGGCCAAACGGAAACATTAACAGTATCTCTTAGCCTCGAGACATCAGTTACTAATGCAACACAGTCAGAGACTAACGAGAGTGTTAAGACAAATGCGCCACAGACGTATTATACACAAAATAGAATGATCACTGCTGAAGATTATAACATTAGTCCGCTTGCCGCAAATTCTCAGATTACAAAAGTTAAATCAGTTAACAGAACATCAAGCGGTATTAGTCGATATTTTGATTTAACAGACCCAACCGGAAAATATTCGTCAACTAATTTATTCGCTGACGACGGAGTGCTATATCAACAGCAATATATAGCTGGTACAAATTTTACCTATATTTCTAAAACAGATATTAGCGGAGTGATAGTTAACACTATAACTCCAATTCTTGAAGATGTTAATCTTAGAAACTTTTACTATCAAAATTTTGTAAACTATCTAACATCTAGCTTAAATGTTTCCTGGTATGGAGTAACTACTGATAGTAACAGCTCGACTGGCTTTATTGGAGAAACAACAACAGCAACGCCACTACCTGCCGGACCAGGATATACACTAACCGATTTAAAGTATATAACCAACGGAGCACTTATAAAATTTACAGCACCAGTTATTGCAAACGTTCAGTATTATTTTAATACTAAGCGTAATAATGTGTTAACAACAGGGCTTCCAAATACACCCGGATTAGTTACATATCTGTGGGCTACAGTTATTTCAACAACTGGCGATTCTACAGCCAACGGCGCCGGAACGCTTACTACTGGGTTTGGTCCAATTAAACTAAGCAAGGCTGTACAAACATTAAGATCTGCATCCGGAGTAGTAGTTGCGGCACCACTGCTATCTCAGATAATTCCACAGTTTTCTACAAAAATAACATCAAGCGTTAAAGCCGCAATGATAGATTTAATTTATGATAATGCATCGTTCGGTCTTCGGTATGATGCAGCCGCGCAAGCATGGCAGTTAATTTTTGAAAGTAATTTAGATTCAATCAGTGCATTTAGTCTAGCTAACCAAGGGTCTACTACTAATACACAGCAAGATGCAAGTTGGTTTTTATTGTTTACAACTAACACAGAATATTATACTGTTACTGCAAGACAACTAAGATATGTTTTTGAAAGTGATAAAGAAATTTCTTTTTATTTTGATGATGTAACTAAAATGTTTGATCTTGTAACTGGAAATACTATTACAGATCTAATCAAAGTTTTAGATATTAACACACAGCCTGATAATTCATACCCGTTGTCAACTACCTACGAGTGGGGAATTGTTTCAGAATATATTGGACAAGATGGGTATATTGATCCTAAAAAAATTATAGTAACATTTTCAGATCCTCAAGATACTGGAACTGTAGATAATCCCCAATTGTTTTTAGATATTGTTAGCCCTACAGTTAACCAGTCAACAAAGTATGTTGTTCAAGAACGATACAATATCACACAAGGGCAAGAAGATTACAGGTATGTATACAATGAGCCGACATTGGGACCAGTGATTATTTTACCTTCAAGATCAAGTATTTCTTCACTTGTTGATTATGCCGACGGCACCTATTTTTACTTTATAGATACGCAAGTTGTAACTCAATTAAATTTAACAACATCAATATTAGAACCGACATTGAATTATAAAGTGTTTGTTGGCAGAGATAAACTACGTTTTCAATATCTGCATAGTGCCGACTATGATTCAAGAATAGATCCGGGGATAAGCAACATCATCGATGTGTATGTATTAACAAATAGTTACGATGTTCAGTTTAGGCAATGGCTAAATGGTTCAAATGTTGCGCAACCATTACCGCCAAGCTCTGATGAACTTAATTCAGTACTAGCACCTAATTTAAATTTAATTAAATCTATATCAGATGAAATTATATATCATCCAGTTAGCTACATTTTACTATTCGGCGCCAAGGCAGAACCTAGTCTTCAAGCAAATTTTAATGTAGTAAAAAACCCGACATCTGCAGTGTCTAATGCTGATATTACTGCTAGAGTATTAACTGCAATTAATGAATTCTTTAGTTTAGAGAATTGGGACTTTGGAGATACATTTTATTTTACAGAGTTATCAACTTATGTGATGACAAAACTAGCACCTGATATTACAAACTTTGTGATAGTACCTAGCCAAACAGGTCAATATTTTGGTAGTTTATTTGAAATTAAATGTCCAACAGATCAAATTTTCTTAAGTTGTGCAACAACATCAAATATTATTATAGTGACAGGTTATACATCAAGCAATCTTAAAACAGTAACAGGACAAGGGTTAACCTCAACTACAATGACTCAACAAATCAACAGTGCAAATTATGGGGCAAATAATTAATGGCAACAAATAAACTCCCAAACGCAAATGGTCTTAGTGTTAACTTATTACCGGATTTTTATCAAACTTCTACCAATAAGAAATTTTTACAGGCTACGATTGATCAGTTATACCAACCTGGTACTGTTACCAAGACTAGCGGGTTTATAGGTAGTCAAACGGCCAAAGCTACTTCCGGTGAAGATGTGTATGTTGGAGCGCCGTCGGTCACGAGACAAAACTATCAGCTAGACCCTGGAATAGTTATCAAAGACGAATTAGACAACATAACATTTTTTAAAGACTATCAAGATTATATTAATCAATTAGGAGTATTCGGAGCTAACACTAGCAACCATGCTCGATTGAATAAGCAAGAATTTTACAGTTGGGATCCGCATATTGATTGGGATAAGTTTGTCAATTTCCAGAACTATTACTGGCTTCCGTACGGCCCGTCTCTAATAACAATTTATGGACAGTCGACTGCGATCGCCAGTACGTACACTGTTGAAATTCAAGACGAGCAGAACAGATATCAATATTTGTTCACCCCCAACGGATTAGATTTAAACCCATCAATTAAATTATACAGAGGGCAAACGTATCATTTTGATATTAACAGCCCGGCAAATCCTTTTTCGTTTAAACTTCTCAGAAGTATAGGGCAGTCTGACAGATATGTTATCCCCGGTATTAGCGGGTACGGTGTTGAGACCGGAACTATTACTTTTACTATTCCTAGTGATTCACCAAGTGTGCTGTTCTATCAAAGTGAAGCTGATATTAATCTCGGCGGTATCGTTGAAATATACGATATTGAAGAGTCGTCAAAAATTGATGTTACAAATGATATTCTAGGTAAAAAAACATATTCGTTAGCAAACGGTCTTTCGTTAAGCAACGGTATGAAAGTAGCGTTCGGCGGCCTCGTTACACCTGATACCTATGCATCCGGACAATATTATGTTGAAGGGGTAGGCACTGCAATAAAGCTAGTTCCAGAAAGCATCTTAGAAATTATAAGCCCTTATACAACAGCACAATCAATATTGTTTGATTCAACACCATTTGATACTGAACCATTTAGTGATAGCACTGGATTTGCAAGTCTAAAAGATTATATTGTTATAAACCGATCAAGCAAAGACCATAATCCGTGGAGCAGATATAATCGTTGGTTTCATAAAGATGTTATTTCAGCGAGTGCATCATACAACGGAACTACTACGACCTTAAATCAAGAATCTCGTGCTAACAGATCTATTATAGAATTTGAAGCAGATTTAAAATTATTTAATTTT